TAGCACTTCTCTTTACTTGGAGAGAGGTAGCACGTATGAAGAACTCAGCAGCAACTAATCTGTTGATTCTTGATGAAGTATTTGATAGTTCTCTTGATGCTGATAGCACAAGTGCATTACTTGCTATACTAGGAACGTTAGGAAACAATACGAACATCTTTGTTATATCACACAAAGGTGACATTCTTATTGAAAAATTCCATAGGACATTAAGATTTGAAAAGATAAATGACTTCTCTAAATTGGTGGACGATTTATAAGGTGTCCACTTTCTGCTTGCAAACACATTTAAAGGTATTATAATATGGGTATAGACGAGACACCCATGCTAATCAACCAAGAAGTAAAAGGACAACTTGCAAAACTACTTGCAACAGAGAACCTTACAATCGAACATCGTAAAGTCACTACAGCATACTTTGATGTAGAGAAACGTATCTTATGTCTTCCTATCTGGAAGTCTGCTTCTAATACAGTATACGATTTACTTGTAGGACATGAGGTTGGTCATGCATTATTCACACCTGCAGACTCACTAAATGGTGCAGACAGATCATTCGTAAATGTTCTTGAGGATGCACGTATTGAGCGTATGATGAAAGTCAAGTATCCTGGTCTTCGTAATACATTCTTCAAAGGTTATCAAGAGTTATGGAATGATGGGTTCTTCGGTGTGTCAGATGGAGATATAGAGCAACTATCTTTGATTGATCGTATGAATCTATTCTTCAAAGGTAATTCAACACTAGACTTTGATTCAGAAGAGCAGGTATGGGTAGATCGTGCAGCAACTACAAAAACTTTTCAAGATGTACTAGACCTAGCACGTGAGATGATGGATCGTGCAGAGCAGAAAGATCAAGAGAAAGTAGATGAGACAGAAGTTCCAGAGATACCATTCAACGGAGAGAAAGATGGTGATGGTGAGTATGAGTTAGGTGAAAAGCAACCTGCACCTAAAGGACAGGGAGAAGAGGGTGACTCTAAAGGTCGTCCAGATCTAGGAGAAGATGAGACAGACTTCGATGATGACTACGAAGATGAGGGACTAGACTATGACACACAAACTACAGGTGAGTTTGGTGGTGGTACTACTCTAGAGACAGACTTCACAAAAGAAACAAAGTGTGTTACAGAGGAAGCACTAGCAGAATCTATTGAGACTCTTGTTGATGAAGACTCAAGAGAGTGGATTTATCTTTCAATGCCTAAAATCACAGACATGGACAAAGTTATTGTTGGACACAAAAAAATTCAACAAGACCTAGCAGAGCATTTCCATGATCAGTACACAAGATTTGAATTCAAAAGGAATGATTATTATGATGAAGGTTATCAGAAAAGATATATCGAAGAGAAAAAACAAAACCTTGACTATGCTAAGAGTCATTACTTAAAATTCAAGAAGTCAACTGGCAAGACAGTAAACTATCTTCTTAAGCAATTTGAAATGAAGAAGTCTGCTGATCAGTACAAGAGACAGGCAACATCTAAAACTGGTGTTATCAATACTCAATCTCTATACAAGTACAAGTTGACAGAGGACATTTTCAAAAAGATTACAGTAGTACCTGATGGTAAGAATCATGGTCTTGTTATGTTCCTTGATTGGTCTGGTTCTATGAGTCAGTGCTTACTTGATACACTTAAGCAAACATACAACTTAGTATGGTTCTGTAAGAAAGCAAATATTCCTTTCAGAGTCTATGGTTTCCAGAGTGGATATCATTCTTCATACTCTCATGGTTCTTACTTACATGGAGGTTTTGAGCATAAAGAGCATCAACTTGCAGTTGGTGATGACTTCAGACTACTTGAGTTTCTTTCATCAAGACAAAACAACAAGTCATTAGAAGAGTCTATGAGAGTTCTTTACATGCAAGTCTTTTCAATGAACAACTACAACATCACAGGATGTAGTCAGTATGGTCTCGGTGGTACTCCACTTGCAGAAGCAATCTATTGTGCAAAAGCAATTGTTGCTCAAATGAAAACACAAGAGAAAGTTCAGAAAGTAAATGTTGTTTGCCTAACTGATGGTGAAGCAAATCCAATGAACTATACTACATACTCTGATTGGGATAAAGATAATGACAAACTACGTTCAAGAAACATCTGCAGTAGTTCTTATGTATTTGTTCTTCGTGATAAGACAACTGGTTATCAGAAACGTCTTAATGGTAGTCCTTATCAAACCACTAAAGAGATCGTATCATACATGAGATCAATTACAGACTACAACTGGATAGGTATTCGTCTCTGCAGTAAGGGAGAAGTAAACAGAGTTATCAGAAACTTTACTGAGAACTACGAAGATATCCAAGCATATGATAAGCAATGGAAGAAAGAAAAGTTTATCTCTATCAAAGATGATGCAGGTTTTACTGAAGCATTCTTTATGCCTGATAGAAACAATGGTTCAGACTCTGAAGAACTAGAGATCAAACAGAAAGGTGTTGAAGCAACCAGAGCAGAATTGAACAGAGCATTCAAAAAGCATATGAGTTCAAAGATGCAGAACAAAACCATTCTAAATAAATTCATTGAACAAATAGCATGATTGTTGATGACGTTGCACAGACCATTCGTAAAGTAACGAGTGGTCTTCCTGATGTAAAACACTTACCAGAAGATCCTTATCGAAGTATCGTTAAGGATGATATTGTCATTAATAATGAAATGTGGACATGTACTGGTCTTAGAAAAATACATTTAGAAACTTGTAAAACAAAATACCTAGACGTACTTCATTGTGTATTATTTCCAGAACCCAGATATAAATTACCTATCTTTGGATGTGATATAATAGCAAACAATCGTATAGTTACTGCTGCTATTGTAGATATATCTCCTGTTAAAGGAGTTAGGGCAGAGTTCTATAAAGATATAAAACCAATAAGTGAAAGATATATGGATTTTGATTTTCGTAAACTACCTGAGTGGGCAGATATATTTTCTCCTCATTGTAAGTTTATGAGATTGCATAAGCAAACTGAACAGATAATGTATGTGCAATTATTAGAAGAGTATCTTCAAGTATATGTAAATGCAGTAAGTAAGGCAGAGAAGTGTATGGATATAGATGCTACCTATGATAGATATCAAGACCAGGTATATTATTGTCAGCAACAAAAACGAAATAAAAAAACTGAAGCAGTATTAGGTTCATGGTTCGACCCAACTTGGGCAAAACATTATATAGATAATGTATTATTTGATAAACCAAAACCCTTTGTTATCTTGTGACAATAAAATAGGTGTCCACTCAAGGCTTCATTTCTTATACAATGCATGCTATACTATGTGTATAGACAACAAAGAAACCCATGCCATTCCAAGCAAAATTCACAGAAGACGAACTACTCACATACTTCAAGCAGTTCGGTTCAGACATATCTGCAGAGAACGTTAAGTCTGCTGCAGCACACCTTGGTGTAAAAGTTCAGAGTGTCACAAAACGCATGAACAAAATCTCTCGCCTTCAGAAGGTAGGTCGTGGTAAGTGGTGCTTAACTGCTAATGAGATACTCAAAGCATATGAAGCACCTGCAGCAACAAAACCTGCACCAGAGACAAGATCATACATTCCTTCTAAGAATGCTGAGTTTGTACCATTTGGAAACTATAGTCCACTCAAGAAGATTATACAATCCAAGATGTTCTATCCTGCATTTATCACAGGACTATCAGGTAATGGTAAGACCTTATCAGTAGAGCAAGCATGTGCGATGCTCAACAGAGAACTTATCAGAGTAAACATTACTATTGAAACAGATGAAGATGACCTTCTTGGCGGTTTCCGTCTTGTTAATGGCGACACCGTTTGGCACAACGGTCCTGTTATCGAAGCCCTTGAACGAGGTGCAATCTTGCTCCTTGACGAAATCGACCTTGCCTCTAACAAAATCCTCTGCCTTCAGAGCATCCTTGAGGGAAATGGTGTTTTCCTTAAAAAGATTGGAAGATTCGTTAGACCCAAATCGGGATTCAACGTCATTGCAACCGCAAATACTAAGGGTAAAGGTTCAGACGATGGAAGATTCATTGGAACTAACGTGCTCAACGAAGCATTCCTTGAACGATTCCCAGTTACCTTCGAGCAAGAGTACCCAACCGTCTCAATCGAAAACAAAATCCTCAAGCAATCAGGACTTGACGACAACAACTTCTGCAAACGATTAGTTGATTGGGCAGACATCATTCGTAAGACATTTAACGATGGTGGTATTGATGAATTAATCTCTACTCGTCGTTTGGTTCACATAGTCAATGCATACAAAATCTTTGGTAGCAAAGAGAAAGCAATTGAGGTATGTGTAAATCGTTTCGATGAAGAAACAAAGCAATCTTTCATGGAACTCTATGATAAGGTTGATGCTGATGTAAACTTTGGTGATGATGAAGAACCATCAAACCAAGAACTACTTGATCAAATTAACTCATGACCATTTGGAAAAACTACATTGCTGCTCTTGAAGAGACATTCCCTGACCTAAAGGTTGGGGAACAATGGGCAGAGTGGGAAGGAAAAGATGCCCACCTCATTGCTAACCTTCGTTATGGTAAGAACTTTATCAAAGCAAGGGAAGCACATATAACAGATCCTAGATCTGACATCTACAACACTATACTGTATCCTAAAACAGGTGCAGATCTTCCTTGTTTTGGAATGGATCTAATGAAGTTTAGTGAGAAGAAAGTAATTCTAGTGTTTGACTTCCAACATCCAAGAGAGAAATATCTATTCTCAGTTGATGGTCTTCCAAAGGATGATGGTAAGTATAGATTCTTTGAGATGGGTAATCACTTCTCAGAAAACATATTCGTAAGGTATTGTAAACCTGATGAGGTTGATGAACATCTTCCAATGTTCAAACAATACTTGACAGAATATAAAAAGATGGTAGAATTAAATGATCCACAAGGAGAAGACACTACGGTGTATGCTGACTTTGACAAATACATGACCGAACTTGATCCTGTTAGAGGTTATTTAAAAGGCAAGTTTGGAGAAGAGAAGTCAGAATCCTTTGTAAATGATTTTCTATTTACCTATGGTTAATGCATGGAGTTTAGCGTATGACACACTTAACGGAACACTTGATGAGGAGTATCCTATTGTGAATCATCAATTTAAATATCATGAGGAAGAGATCCTCAAAGATATAGAAGAATACATTTCTTCAACTTACAATGGGCACTACACAGGAACTCAACATGAGTTTCGTAAAGTCCAAACAATAGACCTCATGGCATCTAGAGATCTTGCACCACATTTCTGCCAAGCAAACATACTAAAATATGGTAGTAGATATGGAAGCAAGAATGGTAAAGATAAGAAGGACTTGCTAAAAGTCATTCATTATGCTATGCTACTATTACACTTTGACAACCACTACGGACAACCATCCATGACTAGTGGTAATATTGATCACACTATGCCTTAATTATGCAACTATCTGAAGAAACAAAAGAAATCCTCAAGAACTTTCAATCAGTAAACAACTCAATCTATTTTAAAGGTGGTAGTACTATTAGTACTATCTCTGTGACTAACAACATCTTTGCTAAGGCAGAGATCAATGAAGATTTTCCTATGCCTTTTGCCATATATGATTTAGGGCAATTCTTAGGTGGAGTTTCTTTATTCAGCAATCCTTCTATCAATTTTGATAATACGTCATACATGACTATCAAGAATGGTAGATCTAAAGTCAAGTATTTCTTTGCTGATCCTGATGTAATTACTAAACCACCAGAGAAAGATATACAGTTACCAGAACATCAATTTAGTTTTCAGTTTACTAATGAAACACTATCACATTTGATGAAAGGTGCACGTGTATATCAGTTACCTGATTTGTGTTTAGAATCTGAAGGTGGTGAAGTTAATTTAGTTGTTAAGGATAAAGAGAACGATACTTCTAATGCAGTATCTTATGAGGTTGGTCAATCTGAAGTACCATTTAAATTTAATTTTAAAATAGAAAACATAAAGATAATACCAGGTACATATGATGTTGAGATTAGTGAGAGAGTTGCTCGTTTCTGTAATAACTCATTGAAGTTAGAATATTACATAGCACTAGAACCTGATTCTACATTTGGATAATGAACAACGTAGGATTAGAAGTTGTCTTCTGGACAATATTAGCACTCTACATTCTAACAAAGTTAGGAGTGTTTAAAAAGTGAAACTCACTCAGGAAATGATCGAAGAGATCCAAGAGTTAATGAACCATACTAAAAAAGATGGTACTATTAACTGGCAAGATGGTGATGATATTAGAATCAGTTTAGGAGGTACCTTTGCTGCTGATAGATTCATCGTCATTAAAAATGAATCCAAGAATCCTTGGGTTCCTGCTCAACCTCATCCTGATTTTGATTATGAAAAAGGAGAGTTTAAAAAGTGAGAAAATTATGGAGAGTATGGAAGTATGCATTGGGTTCGTTCGCTGATGAGAAGACCAAGAGGTATGATAATCTTGTACTCATTGTTCGATCTGGCATCTTTCTTACTTATCTCATTACTAATTGTTTTATTATTAGCGGAGTAATCCGACATTGGAATGACTGATTTTGTATGGGTCGAAAAATATCGACCAAAGAAAATTGAAGATTGTATTTTACCTAATTCTATCAAGAATCAATTTAAAGCGTTTCTTGCTACAGGTCAAATATCTAATATGCTTTTACATGGTACAGCAGGTGTTGGTAAAACAACTGTTGCCAGAGCATTATGTGAAGAACTAAAAGTTGATTACATTATCATCAATGGTTCTGACGAAGGACGTTATCTTGACACAGTTAGAAATAAAGTTGCTAACTTTGCTTCTACTGTATCTTTGTCTTCTGATTCACAACATAAAGTTGTTATAGTAGATGAAGCAGATAACACTAGCACAGATGTACAACTTGCATTAAGGGCAAACATAGAAAAGTTTCATGGTAACTGTAGATTTATATTCACATGTAACTATAAGAATAAGATTCTAGAACCATTACATTCTAGATGTACTGTAATTGATTTCACAATACCTTCTGTTGATAAGAAGATGGTAGCATCTCAATTCTTTGAACGTTTAAAATATATTTTAAATAATGAAAGTGTTGATTTTGATGAGAAGGTATTACCACAGTTAATACTTAAGTTCTTTCCTGATTGGAGAAGAACACTTAATGAATGTCAACGCTATGCTGTTGGTGGTGTAATTGATAGTGGTATATTATCAAGTTTAAATGAAGTTAAATTTAAAGAATTAACTGATTCACTTAAGAAGAATGAATTTACTACAGTAAAGAAATGGGTATCTGCTAATTTAGATAATGAACCATCTCATATCTTTAGATCAATCTATGATAGTTTATATACTTACCTAGTACCTGTAACTATACCTCAAGCGGTATTGATTATTGCTAAGTACCAATATCAATCAGCATTTGTTGCTGATCAAGAAATTAATCTCTTAGCAGCATTAACTGAAATTATGTTGGAGTGTGAATTTAAATGAGAGTTAGTAGACAAGAACTAATACATTGTCGTTTACAGGCAATGCTACGTGAGCACACCTTTAATGGTGACACACTTAAATACCTAGGTGTAAGGAAAGATAGTATCGGTATACCACAACATTGGTATAGTATAGATGGTCATGAAGTACCAGTTGATGCTATTGAGGAATTAGAATCTGCAGATGATGATACATAAAATAAGTAATTAAATATTATGCCAGTATACCAAGATTACGAAATCAGAATCAACCTAAACGAGTTGATAGAAAAAAGAATTCCTTGTTGTGATCTATTACATCCTGACCACTGTTTAACAGAGAAACAGGTTGCTGAGATTGCACATGATATAAGAATGGATTTAAACTTACATGATATCTTTAGGCAAGTAGATCAGCATATAATGAGATATGTTGATGCTGCTGGTATAGACAATAAAGATCATTGGGTTGAACCACATCTTCCAGATTTGGATAGAGACATATCTGATGAAGTCAGCATTGACTTTGAATAGCAACAGTGCTAGAATATTATTATGAATATTTTTGTGACCGACCCAGATCCTGTGAAATCTGCACAGGTTCTACCTGACAAACACATTGTCAAGATGCCATTAGAAACATGTCAAATGCTTTCTATTGTAGCATCAGAAAAGTGGGGTCATGGTTTTGGTGTTCTACCTAAATTAGATGGTGCACCATACAAAACAGATAAGGGTGCATTTCGTAACCACCCTTGTACAATTTGGGCACAGACAAACTTCCGTTGGTTAATTGACCACGGACTTGCTTTATGTGCAGAATATACACACAGATATGGTAAGACACATAGTTGTCAGTATACTATTGAATGTGCTG